CAATATTACTACCACAGCCAACATATCTGGTGGTAACATATTGACTGGGGGTGCGTTCAGTACCACTGCCAACATTACAGGTGGCAACTTGCTCACAGGTGGCCTGATATCAGCCACAGGCAATGTCAGCGGCGGCAACTTGAATGTGACAGGCAACATTGTTGACACAGGTGCGTTGAGCATTATCACCGGCAGCAACGGCAACATTGCATTGGCTCCAAATGGCTCAGGTATAGTCACATCTTCTGGAGCATTTAGTGCTGTGGGCAACATCACTGGTGGTAACATCAATACTGGTGGTGTGGTATCGTCAACTGGCAACGTAGTTGGTGGCAACGTTAACACAGCAGGATTAATCACAGCCACAGGCAATGTCACTGGTGGCAACCTCAACACAGGCGCACAAGTAATAGCTACAGGCAACGTCACTGGTGGCAATGTGCTGTCTCTAGGAATAATAACTGCCACAGGCAATGTCACTGGCAACGTTTATTTTGGCAATGCAAGTCAACTCACCATTGATGGAACCAACGTGGTGGGCTACAAAAACATTCCGCAAAACAGTCAGAGTGCTGACTACACTTTGGTAATTGAAGATGCTGGCAAGCACATCTTACACCCTGCCGCTGACGCTAACGCAAGAACATTTACTATTCCTGCCAATAGCAGTGTGCCTTATCCAATTGGTACAGCAATTGCGTTTATAAATTTAACCAGTCAGGTTGTGACCATTGCTATCACCTCAGACACCATGTACTTGAGTCCGGTTGGCACCACAGGTTCAAGAAGTTTGGCGCAATACGGAACTGCCACTGCTATCAAAATCACATCAACCAGTTGGTTGATTTCAGGAAGTGGCTTGTCATGAGCGGTGCACTGTTATCATTTCAACAAAACACTGTATCCGGTAGTTATCCGGCTATTGCAATGACTATAGACAGTGTGACACCCGGAATCAATGTGTTTAAATTCAGTGGCGGACAAATTGGGGTCAAATACTCTAGCCCGGTGATTGCTAACTTTTGTTTTCAAGTGGCCTGGGCCAAACAAGGAACAACGCTCACAGACATTGCGGTGACATCATCTAGTTTTCCATACATAAATGTCTGGGCTTGGAATTACAACTCAGGGTTTGGCAGCAAGTATACTGACCCAGCATCATTTCCCAGTCCCGCACAAGCTCGAGGAGTTGATTTTTTTAGTGATGGAACCAATGTCTACGATATAGCAATTACACAAATTGGCACACCTTTTGTATATGCGTATCCTTGGACCAGTGGCGTGGGCTTTGGCAGCTTATATGCTGACCCAGCCATACTACCGGGCGGCGGAGCCGTAAATTTTAGATACAATGTTAGCGGCAGCCAGGTTGCTGTTACACAAGGATCTTCACCTTATGTGAATGTGTATCCCTGGACCACTGGGGTGGGCTTTGGCAGCAAGTATGCCGATCCGGCAACACTGCCCACTGGGGCAGGTAGGTCGGTTGAATTTAGCGACAGTCAAATAGCAGTAGCACATAATAATTCTCCATATGTGTCAGTGTATCCGTTTAGTACCGCTGGAGGATTTGGTACAAAGTGGGCCAACCCAGTTACGCTGCCCACTGGCAACGCCTATGATGTCAGTTGGTATAATCTCGGCAGTGAGGCCATTGCAGTTGCACATGATAATTCTCCATATGTGTCTGTGTATCCGTTTAGCACCGGCAGCGGCTTTGGCAGCAAGTATGCCGATCCGGTCACGTTGCCCACTGGGTCAGGACGAAGTGTTGACTTTACTGACGGTGTGGCGTCTGGTGTACGCAGTTTGGCAGTTGGTCATGATACTTCTCCATATGTGTCTGTGTATCCATTTAGCCTAGTGAGCGGAATAGGTACCAAGAGCGCTGACTTTACCACATTGCCTGCAGGCAATGTTCTGGGTGTAAAGTTTTCTCCCAACAGTTAGTAAAGATACATACAAACATGGACAAACAAGAAATTTTAGCACAAGCACTTGCAGCCAGACAGCAAGAAATCATGCATTACCAAATCAACATTGACAATTACACTCTGGCTATCGAACACATCACTGCCAGTGGAGATACTGATCTTGATGGTTTTAAACAGCATTTGACATCGTTACTAGCAACCGAAAAACTAGAGCAGAAAAAAGCTCGAGTGATTCACGATGTTATTCAACAGCAACTAATTTGACGGCGTTGGTATTATGATGTTTTGATCTTGCCCAGTAGTTGTTTGAGTTTGGCACTTTGTACATCGCCCAATATCTTGGCTGTATCTACACCAGGGGCTGAACTTTCCCATGGTGGGGTGTCCGCACTGTCAGCAGCCGGGCTAACTTGACTACGGGCTTTGATCGAGTCCATGATTGAAGCTGATGGTTTCTTTGAATATGCATCTCCATCTTCTCCGCCTTCGTCAGTAATGCGCATTGTTTCAATGTTGTACTCCAAATCAATTTTTTGACCAACGCCGGTCGAGCTTCGAGACTTCATACACTGTATTTGATACTTGCCACGCTCTTTCATAGCACGTGAAGTAAAGATACCAAACACATTGTCTGCTGTGTTGATCTTTGAAATACCACCTGAGATATGACTGTGATCAAACTCAATTTCTTCCACGGCACTACGGTTCAACTGACTTGCAGTTACCATTAAGATGCCCAGTTCCTTGGCAAGGTTACGCAGTTCTTCGCTCACATACTTGTCTTTGACAAACAAGTCATTGGGGCTGACCTTGGCAGAGACTGGCATCAACAAGTCCAAGTAGTCAATCATCACAAAGTCCACACGCTTGCCTGTTTGAATCTGATACTCTTTCAAGTACGCACGTATGTCGTTGATGTTGCTTTGTGCTGGCAATCCTTTGACTTGATAGTTGCCCGATTTCTTGGCCACCAGTTTGACCTTGAGTTCTGTGGTGTCAATATCCCTGCGAATGTCCTTGGTGCTCATGTTGGTCAGCATAGCATCTGTTCGCAAACTTGTTAGTTCTTCACTCAGTTCCAATGTGATGTAAACACCACTCAACCCTTGTTGCAACCAGTTCAGTGCAATGTTCATCATGACCAAGGATTTACCTGATCCTGATCCGCCTGCAAAGATGTTTAACTCACCTCTACTGAAGCCACCATACAACAATCTGTCCAGTTGTGGCCAACCTGTTGACACTTGCCCTCCCGAATTAAAATACTTGTTGATACGAGCCGCTGGGTCTGCAAAATAGTCTGTGCCCATGTCCCGAGTCAGCGATATCTGTACAGCGTCCTTGATCAGTTTTTCCACAGGCTCAAAGTCACCTTTTTCCAGCATGTCTGCAGCCTTGAGAATTGCACGTTCTAGTTCTTGGCGCTTGGTAAACTGCTCAAACTCGATCATGAACCAATCAAAGTGTCCCTCGTTCAAGTCAGGTACTGCTTGTAATTTTATGCCTGTGGTTGCACTAATCTGCATACGGTCTGGCAAGGTCTTGTGCTTGTCACTATGTTCTTTTATGAACTCAGCCGCGGCTCGTAAACTTTTGTCAAAGTTTTGCGGGTTGTAGATGTTCTGCACACGCACATAACTCTGTGCGTCTTCCAACATCATTTCTAAAAATAAACGTTGAACGTCAAGTCCGTATTCTTTTAACAAGTGCTTTCTTCCTTAGTTCTATTTTGATCTTGCTGGTTTCTCTTGATTGCATTATAGTTAGCAAGGCACCCAGTCGACCCAACTTTACCACAGCATCGTTGACATCTTTACAGCCCGCAGGCCAATCAGGTACGCTCACTGCCCAACCCAGTTCCACAGCACGGTCAATTAATTCAACGCCTGCGGTGTCTTGGTCTGGTACCACTGTTATTTCTCGCCCAAGACTGCGTATCAGTCTTGCCTGTAGATCACTTATGGTATTGTGCATCACCGCCAAGCCACCTATACTGAGTGCATCAAATATGCCTTCTGTTACAATCACATGTTGCCAGTCTTCGTGCTGTAAGTCTGTGCCAAAAACATATCCGGGCTGACTGTGACTGATAAACTTGGGCGCCTTGCCATCCAACATCCTGGCAGTCCACCCCACCATGACATTGTTGTAGGTAAACGGTATGATCACCTGTGGACGAGTCCAGTGAACGCCATCATTCTTTTCGGCTGTGAGTACAGGAAAGTCCTCAGGCACCTTTCTTGTACGCAGGTAGTTCCACTGAATTGTTTGCTCAGGTGTGACCAATTCGCTAAATGGTGGCAACTCATCAAACTCACCAAATTGAATGTCGCTGATGGCATTCCAAACTTGCTGTCGTTCACTCAGTATGCCATGTATATTTTTGTGCCGCAGACTTTCCAATCCCAGCATTTCTATTTCTACTTCTGGAACCCCCATCCAACCCAACAGTTTTCGAGCCCTATAACTTACACTGCGTCCCAGTATAAAACTGGCTGTGTATGAGCAATTGAAGCAGTGATAACTCCAACCCTGTTCAGAGGCTTTGAGACCACCACGTCCACGCTTGTCGTGTGTGGATCCATTGTGCTGACAGCATACCGCATTGAAACTCAACCAACCACTAGGTGTTGTTTTCTTTTTTGCAGGCAAGTAAGCGAGGATATCAAGCATCTGTTGAGTATAACAGATTTGTCATACAAATGCAATGTTTAACGATAAAAGATATTGGTAACGTAGCCAGTTGTGATCAGCACAGTCACGGCCTGTGCTTCGGTGCCACCGTAATTTAACGGCAAGTAACCAGAACCGCCATTTGTGACAGTGATTTGTCCAATGCCGCTGGGACCGACGAATGGTGCAGCAATGGCTGTGGCACCAGCACCGTTGCCCAGAATCTGCACATAAGGTGCAGCCATGTATCCTGAGCCAGCATTGTTCACAGCAATACCCGTAACAACACCGTCTACCACTGTGGCAGTTGCACTTGCACCATAACCCTGACTGTTGTTAATGGCCAGGCGCAACAGTGGATGGAAACCTGGTATATTGATGTAAAAAGTTCCAGACTCGTCAAAATACTCACGGCTTTCTGTGACATCTACCCAAACAGCTTCGTAATCCTGTGCTGCCTGTACTTTGAGGGTGCCAGTGTAATGGTCCAGATCATACTTGATTGTGGTCAAACTGGCACCTGTGGTGTTG